TTTGTGTGCTACACCCGTTATGGATTTACCTAAGTATGATTTTACTGGAAACACTAATAATGAACCAAAAGGTCCAGCTAGTAAACCAGCATTCAAAAACACTTTACCACCCATGATTAAAGATTAACATGTTTAGGTCCAAATGCTAACGGGATTACATTGTATTTAAAGACAATGCGGTTCGATTCCGCCTCGGTCGTGGGACAAAAATCTCGTTAAATTAGTTGGACCACTTATAAGAGATTAATCATGCAAACTGCAAGCACACAAAAATTTGCTGTTGGTGATATAGTCAGATTAAAATGTAATTTTAATGCGATGATGGTTAATGCAACAAGTGTTAATCCAAAAGATCTTATTTATTTACAAGTACATGTAGTGTGGCATAACGATGTAGGTTTGTTATGTTCAGCAGTTTTGGATGAAAGAGTTTTAATTAAACATGTAACAGAGGATTAGATTATGTCACTGGTAAAAGCACTACACGTTTATTGTCATCAATGAGTGACAAACAATTAATTAACACTCCGGTTACACCTTTTAACTTAACAAAAGGTCGGGCGGGGGTCCATGTAACCGGAGTTCTTTAGTTCTTTATGCACAACAATCAGTTAAGTCCTCATTACCATACTATTTTCTACATTACCGATAAAAATGAACATGGTTTACACTGCCGAAATCCGTGGTCTGATGTTTTACCATCTTTTGGTTGGTGGGATACTTACAATATTTATAAACTACGCAATATAACTGATCCGGTTGAAAATAGGTTATTTAGATGTATTACATATAACCAACACATGTTAGATGTCGCTTGGTTAATGAATGATGTTCACCATCAATAGGATAAATTAAGATGGCTAGTTCATTAAGACATCAATTGGATAATGCTTTACTCAAAATAAACCAATTAGAGAACTCTTTACGTTCAGCTAAGAAAATTATTGATGCTTACCAACATCATTTTGAAAATGAACCACATATAAGTGTTGTTCCATACGGGTCACATGAAGAACTGCGTATTACTGAATTATCACAAGTTGTTTGGCATTTAGATAATGGGGATATTAGAATATATAAAGATTCAAATAGGCAACATCCTGAGCAATTAATTATTAATGCCGATAGTTTGGTTGTTCTTCAGCCTATGGCAAGTAATAGCTTTTATTTAAGTCTTAAAGACCGGTAATTTAAACTAGATTCTTTACAACGCCTATCACATTGGCGGTTGCCAATGTGTCCCCTTCCCCCGTTATTTATCCCCTTTAATAACGGGGGCTTTTTCTTTTTGGAGTGTATATGCTTTTTATTTGTGTAGATGTTGAAGCCGACGGGCCTTGCCCAGGTCTTTTTTCAATGATTGAATTAGGTGCTGTTGTATGTGAATGGCCTCAGCCAAGCACTTTTTATACAACTCTGAGACCTATTAGTCAAAAGTTTGATCCTGCTGCATTACATGTAACCCATTATACTCGCGAACAAACTCTTGAGTTTACTGATCCTGCCATTGCAATAAACCACTTTTATGATTGGTTACGAATTGTCACGAATAACTTTAGTTCACAGCCTGCATTTATTGCCGATAATCTAGCTTTTGATTGGCAGTTCGTAAATTATTATTTTCATTGTTATCTTGGATTTAACCCATTTGGTTTTTCTGGAACTAATTTAGGCTCTTTATATAAAGGTCTAGTACGATCTTTAAAAAAGAATTTTAAACATTTGCGACGTACACAACATACACATGATCCAGTAGATGATGCTCGTGGTAATATGGAAGCTTGTTTAGAAATAAGCGCCCGTTATGGGTTAGAGTTAGTACGACAAAAAGAACGAGCTTGTTATAAGTGTGGATCTTTTATTCATAAATCGACTCATTTGATTGAAGAATCTTCACAATTGCCTATAGCTAAAAAACAAAAAGGATCAATTTGGGAATTGTGTCCTGACTGCACAACCGCAATAATAAATTAACTTTGTAACCTATTGTTTTACTATTATATTTATAGGTTGCAACTACAGACTAAAGTATGTATTATTTCAGGTATGGACGGTTGTGTAAACACACAACCGTTTATCAATCTCAACTTTCATAAGGAACTTTTTAATGTCATTACCAGAATTTTTAGCTGAAAATTTAGAGTTAATTCAAGATCCTGCGGAAAGCACGCAAGAGTATTTAAACCGCGTGGTTGTTACCATTTCAAACCTTGATGAAGCCGTTTGGGACACATTACCCGAAGAAATGCAGAGTTGGTATAATGATGTTGCTACTCTGTTAAGTGAAAATGGTGAAAATGAAGACGGTACTTTGACAGTCGTGGAACTTCCTCCATTTCCTGATTATGAACCATTACCGCCTCCTGATCCTAAGGTTCCTGTATTACGTGCTCCAAAGCCTGCAAAAACGGCCAAAACTAAGGAACCAAAAGCTCCAAAAGAACCTAAAGAGCCTAAAGCTAAAAAGGAACCCAAAGAGCCGAAGGCTAAGAAAGAGCCAAAAGCTCCAAAAGAACCGAAGGAACCAAAAGAGCCGCGTGGTCCGGTTGCTGCTACCGCAGTACGAGAAATTTTATGCAACAACATGGAATTGAGCATTGACGAAGTTCTAGCTCAACTAGAAGAACGTGGCATTAAGATGCAGCGCAGCAGTTGCCAAGTTGTCCATCTGAATACAGTTCGCGCATTCCAAGTAGCTCAGACTTTAGGCACTGTCAAATTGGCAGATGGGTCAGTTATCCTAACTACTCCATAAATTGTTTGTTTACTCATACTAAACCGGATCTATATGGTCCGGTTTTTTATTAGGTTAAATTATGAATAATACTGAACTTCAATTTCTGACTGAACTACATAATCTATTTATAAAGTATAATGTCCATATTGAAGAAGTAAACGATTTTGAATTGCCAGAGCAGGGTTTTATATCAAACTATAAATCAATCCATTTTAAAGGACCAGGTATTAAAATACCGATAAGACTTTTATATCAAATACCAAAATAATTGCTTATTGGTATTGCTTATTAATAAGCAATTTGGTAGTATATACATTATCAAATTGTCCAACACAACCGGAGCATCGTCATGAGTAAAGATACTATTAGTTATTTGGATATTAGTTTAATTCGGCCTAACCCATATCAACCCCGCAAAATTTTCTCGGATAAAGAGCTAGAAGAACTAGCTATGTCTATTGAACAACAGGGACTATTACAACCTATTGTAGTGTGTGAAAAAGTAGATGAAACGGGTACATTTTATGAACTTGTTGCAGGTGAGAGGCGGTTACGAGCCGTTCGTGACATCTTAACTCGACCTCGAATCAAAGCTATCATTAGTAAAGAAATTACAACTATTGGACACCAAGAAGAAGCTGCATTGGTTGAAAATATCCAACGGTCCGATTTGAATCCAATGGAAGAAGCCCGTGCTATTCAAGCTATTATGGATCGTGAAGGTCTTACACAAGAACAAGTTTCAAAACGAATTGGAAAGCCTCGTAGTGAAGTTTCCAATTTGATTCGGCTTTTGAGACTTCCACTTGATGTTCAAGATTTGGTTGCTCAAGGTAAGTTAGAAAAAACTAAGGGATGGAAACTTGCTATCCTTCAAGATGAAAAGAAAATGACTGAGTTAGCACATCGAGCTATTTCAGGCAATTGGAATTTTGAAAAAGTCCGTGCTGAAGTAGATAAAACTGCTAACAAAGTAACTGGACACAAGCGTACAGCAGTACCAGTAGATGAAAGTACAAATCAAACAATTGGAGAATTGGATACTACAGTATCTACCACTACTGCCAATTTAGCCGCACCTCCAATTAAAGCTAAATCTATTGACCTTTCACGATTCGTCTTGGTAGAGTTTGGGCCAGAAGATAAAGATGTTCGTAATCAATTCATGGCAGATTTGATTGAACAAGGTTATAAGTGTTATACTGAATCGGATATTCAGCCCGCTTTGAAAAACAAGCTAGTTGAAAAACCTGAACAACTTACCAAGGGTTTTTTCCCAGCCGATGAAAAGTTTGACGAATCTCTCGAACTGGCAGACAGTTAAAGAAATTATTGCCGCGTACCCAGACAATGTGAGTATGCAAAAAGCAGAAATCATCCAGCTAGTACGCGGCAAGATTATTGAACCAGTCTTAAATGAAGTTAATGAACAATGGCAAGTGAGCGTGGATGGTTTTGTATTAGAAACTTTCCGTACTCATGCGGCTGCTTGTTTTTATCTTAAAAATTTGGGAATTGTTGACGTAGAGTAAAAATAATGGCACACATTCAAAAGAAGTTTGAAGAAATTTTAACTCATTATGAGTTTGATCTAACAGATCCTAATTTTGAAAAAACTCCTCAACGAATGGCAAACATGTTTGAGGAGTTTTTATATGGGCATTCTGAAGAAGCTAAAATTGAACTCAACAAACTGGTAACGACCTCATTTCCAGCTACAATTGATGAGATGATTCTTGTTCGCAATATTAAAGCGACGGGTTTATGTCCTCACCATTTTTTACCCGTTTCTTATACAATCCATGTTGCGTATGTATCGGATAAAACAGTTATTGGTCTATCAAAAATTCCTCGTATTGTGCAAATTTTGAGTAAAAGAGCTGTCATACAAGAAACATTGAGTAATGATATTGCTCAATTTTTTATGGAAAATTTATCACCAAAAGGTGTTGCAGTACAAACCATTGGCATACATAGCTGTATGAGTTTGCGAGGAGTAAAAGCCTTAAATTCAGATATGGTCATTACCACTTTATTAGGTTGTTTACGAAATTCAGAATCTAAACTTGAATTTTTGCAGATGATCAAATAATTATGTTAGATAGATCAGTTTCAGCGTGTTTGGGACTGTCATGTTCAGTCCGTTATAGTTGTAATAGGTATATGTTAGCATATACGGGGGATGCAACCCGATGGGCCGCTTACAATGCTTGTATTTCTGACTCTCGACAGTGGAGACCGAACATGAAAATCCATATTGTCCCAATTGAGCCGATGTTAGAACGATACTCAGCACAGTGGTTAGATTGGATTGCTACTTATTTAATTCAAAATCCAATAATTCAAACCAGAATATATGAACCTTACGATTATTTACATACTCAAACTACATCAACCATTACCCACGGTCAATTTTTAGATGTATATGAAACAAACTCTTATAAAATGACACAATTACAATGGCTTATAGAAGCATTGAAATCAGGTCAAATTGCAAATGGTGATACAATTTTATTATTAGATGGGTGGTTCCCTGGTATTGAAACCATTGCATATATTCGAGATTGCATGGGATTAGATATTAAAATTGTCGCGTTATTTCATGCAGGAACGTATGACCCACATGACTATCTAACTCAAAAACGAGTTGGATACTGGGGACAAGATATAGAAAATGGATGGTTTAAAATCTATGACAAAGTATTAGTCGCGACTCATTATCATCGTCAACTATTATGTAATTCTCGATGTGTTGAACCTCATAAAGTTCAAGTTGTATTTTTCCCGATGTTTCACACTTGGAACCCAATCGAGGTAGAACGTCATCCAAAATTAGTAGTATTTCCTCATAGACATGTTCCTGAAAAACAATATGATCTATTTGACAAATTAGCGAATAATAATGATCCAAATTTAGGTTTTATTTATCAAGCGACTCACGGCCCAAATTTTACTAATAAAGAGCATTATTATAGAACTCTAAATTCGGCCACTTATTCAATCAGTATGGCATTACAAGAAACTTGGGGAATTGCAATGATTGAAAGTGTACTTGCAGGTTGTATCCCTATTGTACCCGATAGATTATCATATTCAGAATTGTATCCAACATTGTTCAAATATCCAGATGTTGATGGGATTCAAACGATTAGCGCAATTGAAAACAAATTAGAGCAATTAACTCAAATCAAAAAAACCAATCCAGATTTACTTGAAGATACTCTTAAGAACTTACAAGAGATCTTTTTAGCTTTGGGCGCAGTTGCTATTCCTACTATTTTCAATCATTGCTATCAACGGACTGAGCAATGAATAGTCTTTTTACTTATGAAATTCCTATCAATAACAATACAATTACCATCAGGATTATAACCAATGAAGAATTTGCTGGCTATACGAATACACAAACACTTAAGGATCATATTGAAAACTCTTAGTATATTGCATATAATTTAACGGAGCAACAAAATAAGCACGATACAACACAACGAACAGCCTATTGTTTATTTAAAAACAAACTCATTAAAACTTTACAGTTTTGTAAAGTTGAATTGCATTTTGTTGAATGTGGTTTTATTTTGGAGGATGATATGAAACAACAAATTTATGTCACTGTACAAGCTGCTGGTGTTCATTATTGGCCTACTGCTGGACAGGATTCAAAAAACCATGCTTATTTGGGCCATTTGCATAGACATATCTTTACGATTAAAGTCGTCATGTCAGTCACACATAATAATCGAGATATAGAATTTTTAGATTTAAAGGATAAAATTTATGTTGCTTTAGCATGTTATTATCCACGTAATGAAACTAAGACTGAGTTTGATTTTGGCACCGAGTCTTGTGAGCAGATTGCAATTAAACTGCGAAACGAATTTGATGCTGATTTAGTTGAAGTTTCAGAAGATGGGGAAAACGGGGCTATTATTTCTAAGTGAGGCTGACATGACAAGCACATCCATTAAAGTATTTCCTATGTTATTTGGTCGATCCAAAACGGGCAAAATTAAATGTTGGGAGATCAAAGTTAAATTTGTAGATTATAACACGTCTGTAATTATCACAAGTCATGGTTATGTGGACGGAGCCATCCAAACCACGTCAAATACTATTCGATCAGGCAAAAATTTTGGTAAAGCTAACTACACAACACCGAATGAGCAAGCCATTCGTGATGCTAAATCTAAATGGATGAAACAGTTTGACAAAGGCTATCGTGAGACATTAGAAGAATTAAATAATTTACCAATTCTTCCAATGTTAGCTCAAAAATATCGTGATCGTAAAGATTCAGTAGTGTGGCCGTTGTATGGACAACCCAAATTAAATGGAGTAAGATGCACTGCCACAATTAAACATGGTCTCGTCACGTTCACAAGTCGCAATGGAAAAACCTATGAAACTTTAGATCATATTGCAGCAGAATTAGTAAAAACGTTTGGTGAAGGTCCACTTCAATTAGATGGTGAGATTTACCATTTAGATTTAACTCTCCAACAAATATTAAAACGAGTTAAACGAGTAAAAGGTGATAGATCGGATATTATAGATTATAAACTTCAATATTGGATCTATGATGTAGTAGATCAAGATAAACCGTTTAAAAATAGATATGATTTTTTAGCACAACAACCACTACTTCAAACGAACTTCCTTAAACCAGTTGAAACAATCCTTCTATATTCCGAATCAGATTTAATCAAGTTCGATACTGAAGCAAGAACAACTGGCTTTGAAGGTTCAATGTTACGAAATCCATCGGGTTTATATGTTCCAAATTATCGATCTGCTGATTTATTAAAATATAAGGAAAGTACATTCCAAGAGGAAGATTATGAAGTTGTCGGAGGTGTATCAGCAAAAGGTAAAGATGAAGGCTCAGTTGTATTTATTTGCAAACTTGCTACCGGTGAACAATTTTCGGTACGTCCAAAAGGGACGTTGGAACATCGTCGCTCCATGTTAAAAAATATTGAAACCTATATAGGTCGTAAGCTGACTGTCAGGTATGCTGAATTAACAGCAGATGGTATACCATTCCATCCTGTTGGATTGTTCTTCCGTGACCAATACGAGTAATTGATTATGAAATTCTTTTTCGTGCTTGGAATTGTGTTAATTTTTTTTGGAGTATGGGGTCTTCATATAGATGTATGTCATGGAGGCCGTCATAGAACATCAATTATCAATACATGTGATTGTGTTTTATCCTGCTTTGTGATTGGCGGTACAATAAGTGAATGCATTGCTGCATTTATATGGGCTTTTAGTTGAGGTGAACCATGCAAGGTAAATTACAATCGTGGGAAGTTTATCAAAACCATAAGCTGCTAGGTATTATCTATGCAACAACCGACGATCATGCAAAAGAACTAGCGAGTATACAATACAATCTATCCACTACTGAGGAACTTAGTGTTAAGCGCAGACCAAATCCAATCAAAACTAAAGGTTATGAGCAATGAAAGACTTTTTTGTGCTATTAGGGATGTTTTTTACAGTGGTTAGTTTAATCAGTCTTAAACTAAACGTTTGTAAGACTAATCTCTTTGATGCACCTTTAAAAGTCTCAATTTGTGAATGTTGGCTGATTTTCGCATTTGTTGTAGGCATTGTTATTGACAGCTTGGTATTATTGAAATTTGTTATATCCTAACCTTTAATAAAAGCCAGCCCCAACTGGCTTTTATTTTCTTTATGGTGATTTTGATGTCTACTTTTCTAATAGTAACAGGAATACTCATTTTGGTTATCTCTCAATCGATTAGTCTTAAAACTTTTTGTACTAAAAAATTTTTTAGTACTTACACTGAATTAAAATTCATTCTAGATACTTTAGGCATATTTGGAATATTTCTTTTAGTATTCGGACTTGCTACTAAATACATATAATAACTTCATTTAAGATTATTAACGGGCTTGCTATTTTGCATTGCTATAGTTCTTATAAGCAGTAGCTACTTTTTATTGTATTATAAATTTAACCAAACAAATCATAAAAATAATTGGCTCTATTCCTTATATATTTGGTTATTACAGGTATGTATTGGTTTGGGGCTAATCTTATTCACTGCTTCATTTATTGGTTATTTATTCAATTAGGAATACCACCATGAATTTAACACTTTCTCCAATTTCTGATCCCGAAGCTTTAGCTATGCTTCAGGCTTTTTATTCTCGTTCTCATAAAAGTATTAAAACTCGATTAAAGGAATTAGGAACGGACGATATTATTAAAATCAAACAAGCTCTTAATAAATATTATATTGGTTATAACCATGCATCTATTGGCAAATGTGGCACGATAACAGTATTTATTGAAGGTGTTTCACTGTTAGCAGCCAAAGCCATTCAAAATAATCCTTTATATGCGGGTCAAGAAAGTTCTACCCGTTATATTGATTTTGATAGAGAATTTCCAGTTATTAATCCAGTACCTAATGTAGAAATAGGCCAATACGTTTTGCAAGCTTGGTTACAGATATATAATTTTGTGAAAACTGAAGTTTATGATGCACTAGTAAAATTATATCCAAAACCTTCAGATATGACTGATTCTCAGTATACTAATGCAATAACAAGTGCCACACAAGATTTAGCACGAGGGTTTTTACCTACTGGAACCAAAACACAATTGGCCTGGACGACGAATATGCAAGCAATGCGCGAACATTGCATGGTTCTTCGAACCCACCCACTTGAAGAAGTACAACAGCTTGCATTAGAAATTCAAACATTATGTTCTAATAAATATCCATCCGCATTCCCATTAAGTGACCTTTATCCACTTAATGATCAAGATGGATTATCTGGACGAATCGCTCATGAACTAGAGCGGAATGTATTATATAATATCCCACAAGAAACAGTAGTAGATTTAACAGCATTAAAAATTGATTCATTAAAAATACATCTTGGAATTTTAACTCGTACACCATATAAAGCAATGCTTCCAAGGTACTTGAACAAATTTGGAACGATCACTGCAACGGGTTGGTTAGATTTTGGAAGTTTTAGAGACTTGCAACGTCATCAAAACGCTACAATTCCTATTGCTGAACTGCACATAGAAAATGGATTTAATCTTTATTATCAAGATACTATATTAAAAATATTACAAGGTAGTAGTGCTACTCGATTCTCTCATTATATGAACTTAGCAGTGGGTTCACTATATAAACTTAGCAAATTAATTTATCCACACGATTTACAGTATTTCTATCCACTATGTTGGAATGTGCCCGTAAGCTGCACAGCAGGATTTCCACAGTGGTTGTATATGCTAAAGTTAAGAACATCAAAGAGTGTACATAGTACACTTCGTACATTTATGCAAAGTATAGGATTAAAATTAGAGGAAGAATTACAATTACAATTAGATTATGATAAAACACCTAATAGTTGGGTTAATTTTAATCGTGGTTTACAAACCATTACTGCGCCTAAGAGTGAATCACAAACAGGAGAACTTTAATGATTAATCTTCCAAGTGTGTATCAAATAGAAGTATTTAGCCGGTGTAATTTGCAATGTCCATTTTGTTTAACAGGTATTGCGAATGTCCCACCGTACTACCAACAAAGCGCCATAGATTTAAAATTATTTGAAACGATTGTAACTAGAGATTTGGGTAATACTCGATTTGTCGAATTACAAATGAGAGGAGAACCTACACTGCACAAAAATATTTATGCTTTGGTTCGCATAGTAAAAGAGGCGGGAATTTTAGTAGGTTTATCTACTCATGGTGGAACGTTAAAAAGCAACAATAAAGCTATGGCGGCAGCTCTTAACTGTCATTATTTAACCATTTCTATTGATGCGGGAACTAAAAAAAGCTATGAACAAAAAAGAGTTGGAGGTCATTGGGAATCCGTGATTGAAGGTATTTCAAGTTTATTGGAAATGAAAGATGAAGATCGTTATCCCATAATTGATCTTCAATTAATTGAAGAGGACACACCAAATGGTTCTTGGATGGATGAGTTAGTTGCACTACATGAACTTGCCCAACAACTAGATTGGCTGGATAAAGTAACCATTCGCACAATTCCCAACTCCAATATTTTATGGAAAGATCCAAACGCAACCATTACTAAAACTAAAGAATTGTGTTTAAATCCTTGGCTTTCAGTATCCATAAAAGCGAATGGAGATGTAGTACCGTGTTGTATGGCGTTTAAAGATGAACCCGAATTGACGTATGGAAATGTCGCGGTAAATAGTCTTGAAGAAATTTGGAACTCACCAGCAGTTGAAGCTTTTAGATTGAAACATTTGCATCATGCCGGACAATGTAGTCATCTTAAACTACCGGATACATGTGAAAACTGTACAAATCGTAGCCCTGTGTTATTTCATGATGCACTTATTATTAATGCGTTAAAAGGTCAACAATGAAAACCAAAAAACTGTTTAGTGTACAACAAGCCAAACGGGAAGAAGCGGGTATTACGTGTGGCTATGTAGATAGTCCACTTTTATATACACCCATTCCAAAACCTTTTACAATGCCTGGGTTTCAAATATCAACCGATAGTGGTGCTCATACTCTTTATAAAATGTTTTTCGTACAAGGTTCCGCTACCGAATATGCACGACAAAATGCGGATTATTCATATTTGCAAACTAAAGAGTTTAAGCAATTTTTAGATGCTTACATACAAAATATTTTAATGCATAAAGATGATTATACATTTTATGTCACTTTAGATATTATCAATAATCCAGAAGAAAGCTGGAAAATTACTAAATATATAGAATCTTATGGACTAAAACCTGTACCCGTTTTTCATAATGGAGAAGATATTTATTGGCTAAAGAAAATGTTGGATGAATATGATTACATTGGAATTTCTGGATTAGGTCAGGATATTACCAAAACTAAATTTAAAGCGTTTGGTGATGCGTGTTTCAAAGAAATTTGTGATCGACATGGAGTACCTCAAACAAAAGTACACGGTTTTGCAATGGGCACTCCAGAAATTTTAGCACAATATCCATGGTATAGTGCCGATCAAAGCACATGGACATACATGAGTAGGGTTGGTTCTTTATTAGTTCCAAAACCCATTATTAGAAATAAAGAAATTAAAGGGTTTGATTATTTATCTCGGTATTTGGTGTTACCCGTTACCAATCGCCGCCGGTTTGAAAATAGGCATCTTGAAAACTATCAACATGGCGAACAACTTGCGTGGTTAAAATTTTTCATTGAACAAGAAGGTTTTACACTGGAAGAAGCACAAGAGTTTTACCATATACGAGATACTCTCAATATTCGCTTATTTCATAATATTCAAACAAGTATAAAAAAACTTTACTATAGAAGATATGGATATGAGCGAGGTGGAAACATTTTATTTGCGGGTACACCATCAGGAGCTGGATCAAATATTGGAAGATTTTGTAGATTAATGTATGAAATCCAATTAGCAGGTATGCATTGGTTGGGTACACCCGTATATCAAAAACATTTGTCAAACTGTATCAAGTTCCATAGATCAGCTAAAAAGCAAGAAGATTTTAGAGTTCATTGGAATCCACAAACGGTAGCATTACAAACCAACCCAACAGCTAAAGTCAGAATGAAACGTAAGCCATTATTTACACCGGGTAAAAAGATAGATTATCAAGTCACACTTCAAGTCACAGTGACTCTTAAAGCGGATAATCAACAAGTAGCCAGTGAATTAGCGGTTAATTCACTAAAAGACTCAGGTATTACTGCAACAGTATTAAGTACCATTGCAGTACCTACTTCAGTTCCCGCATTACAAACATCCCAACAATCGTCTTCATTTGAAGATGCTTTATAGGAGTTATGATGAAAGTTTCTAGCTTAAAAACAATGGTCGGTTTGGCTGCACCATTTTTAATTGATCAGGATTTTATTCCTATTTTACAACACTTCTGGTTCCGTCCGAATAGCGTTATGGCCTATAATGATATTCAGGCTGTGCGTTTAATGTTGGATACAGGATTAAATTGTGCAGTGCCGGGTAAGCTGCTAGGGAAATTATTAGGCACAATTAGTCATGAGGAAATTGACTTAAAACTTAATCAGTTTGGTACAGAACTCTTGATTGGATATGGAAAAAATCAAGCTAAATTGCCTGCATTGTCCCCTAATGAGTTTGTATTTGAAATGCCAGATCCTACTGGAATTTCAATTACTTTGAATGATGAAGTTAAACTAGGTTTCAGTAAATGTTTATCGACGGTAGGGCATGATCCGACCAAACCCGAACGAAATGGAATTTCTATTTCAGTAGAAACTGATAAAATCAAGCTTTATACGACAGATGGTATCACTATCTCTACGTTTAAACTGGATGGTAGTTTTTTATCGGGTGGTGTTGAAGAATTATGGGCAATTATGCCTACTTTCTTTTGTGAGCAACTCCATAATCTTACTAAGTCACTCAAACTGACACCTACTTTGCATTTCGATCAGAAATGTGTGTTGGGTACGCTTGAACAACATCGCATTTTTTCTCGTTTGATTAATGCGGAACCGCCTAAATTTGAACAAGCTATTAGTCATTTACTCGCTGATCCATTAGATGAGGTTGAGTTACAACCCATTCCAAAAGAATTTGAAGAAGCACTTACTCGTGCAGTTCTTATGTTACAACCGGAAAAAGGTATAAAAACAACTACTGTAACATTATCTCCTACTGGCACGCTTACATTATTTACTCAATCGGAGCGTGGGACTGCACGCGATGAAATTGAAACGGCACTCGACCCGCAAACATCAGAACCGTTAATTTTAATTTCTGATCCTAATTATTTATTACGTGGTACATCTTTGTGTTCAAAGATTGGTATATCGGGTAATGTAGTTGTATTTGGTGAGACTGAACAAAACTTCTACCATTTAGTCTCAACCAGCACCAAATCTTAATCAATTAAATCATCATCCCGTCTTAAATGCCGGGATGATGAACTAGGAGTTTTTATGAGCGTGCAAATCTCAAAAAGCTTAATAACAAGCATGTTAAATTTTAATGGATGATCAACTTATTGATATAACAGGTATATATAGACACACATACTCACCCACTAACTTATTGTGAGGGCAGTCATGAGCTTTTTCTTTGATGATGCAAGCACTACAAATGGCCGTAAAAACTCAAAAGAAATTCCAATTAATACAGCCAAACTATTACAATGCACGGTTTGCCCATTAAAAAAAGCGGGGGCTTATAATCCTGATATGCCCGCATGGGGAAGTCAAAACCCTTTAGTTTATTTTATGGGAGAAGCTCCCGGTGAAATGGAAGATCGTGAAAACAGACCGTTTATTGGACCCAGTGGGGAAGTATTAGCTGCATGTATTCCTGATGCATTTAAAGATAAATATCGGTTGAATAATACAGTACGGAGTCGCCCACCGGCAAATAGAACTCCAACTGCATTAGAACAAGCATGTTGTCGTGCTAGCATTATTAAAGATATTAAACAAACCCAACCTAATATTATTGTTGCTTTGGGCACAACAGCACTTAATTGGTTATTTGAAGATGAAAAACTAGATAGATCAGCAGAAATTGCTAAATGGCGTGGGCGCTTTTTCCCAGTCAATTTAGATGGATATGTATGTTGGGGTTATTGTGTTTATCATCCTAGTTATATTCTCCGTAATCGCCGAACTTCCAAACAAGGTGTAGAATATAAATCGGAGCATGATCGGTTATTTGAGGCTGATATGAAACGAGTCTTTGATAATGCGTCCCAACCAAAACCCAATTATGTATCTCCAACAACATACATGACAGGTATCATGTATTCCGAAGGACTAAAATCTAATAGGGAACTCAATAAAGTTTTAAGTTGGATAGATAAAGCAAATAGTCTACCAATGACTGCATTTGACTATGAAACTAATGATCTTCGACCTTATAAACCAGACTCTCGTATTTTAACACTCGCAATTGGTACAGATCAATGGTGTGTCGCTTTTCCAGTTGCATATAAAAATGCATGGGCACCACAACAAAAAGAAATACTTGATCAAGCCATTTTAGGTTATTTAACCAATGGAAAGCCCAAAATTGCACACTCTACTAAATTTGAATTAGAGTGGTCAGCATTTTTTTATGGACAAGATATTTTAAAACAAAACGATTGGCAAGATACACAAGGGATAGCATATATCTTAGATGAACGGAGAGGTACTCACAATTTAGATATTTTAATACGGACGTATTTTGGATTTTGGTTGAAAAGTATTTCCAATTTAGATCGTACTAGAATGGAAAGCTATTCACTAGAAAAAATACTTCCTTATAATGCACTAGATTCTAAATGGACTTTTGCATTATATAAAGTTTTATTACAAGCTCTCAAGCAAGATAAAAAATTAGTAAAAGTTTATAATGACTTGCTGAATATGATGGTGATGCTTACCCAAATTCAATTGCGAGGTGTAGTGTACAATGATGAAGTCACTACTGAGCTTTTAACCCATCATAGAACTAAACTCACTGAAATTGAAGAACTCATTTGGAGTTTACCAGAAGCTAATCAATACCAACAAGCATTTAATACACCTTTTAATATTGGTTCACCCACTGCTACCATTGCATTGTATAAAGATGTATTAGGTCGGGAAAAGGATTTGGTTACAGAAACAGGGGCTTTAAGTACCGATGAAGGTCAATTAAGTCAACTTACCGATACATTATCTATATCCATTTTAAAATGGCGTCGGCACTCTAAAGTGCTAAGTACATATTTGGAGCCAATGCCTAAGTATGTCATGCCAGATGGTAACATCCATACAATGTATAATCCGTATGAAACAGTAACAGGTAGATTGAGCAGCGATTCTCCTAATTTACAAAACTTCCCATCCAAAACGGGTAAAGAGCCAAGAGGGATGATTAAAGCTCCACCGGGTCATATTTTAGTATGTTGTGACTATGGGCAAATAGAAGCTCGATTAATTGGAGTTGCTAGCCAAGATCCAGTTTTTTGTAAAGCTCTTTGGGAAAATTATGATGTACACATGGAATGGGCTAGAAAGATTGCGGAAGCTTACCCACAAGTTATTCATGGCTCACAAAATCTTGATAATAAAAAAGCAATGAAAACTTTTAGAAGTAAAGTAAAAAATCTTTGGGTATTCCCCGCATTTTATGGTGCGTCATATCGATCCATTGCAGCGGGATTAAAAATACCCGAATCAGTAGCTCAAGAGTTGTTTGAAGAATTTTGGGATCAATTTAGTGGCGTTCGTAAATGGCAACGTTGGTTATCAGATCGATATAATGAATTAGGTTATACTGAATCATTATTTGGGCGTCGCCGTCATGCGCCTTTAACCCATAATGCCATTATTAATGCACCCATTCAATCTTCAGCCAGCGATATTTGTGTGCTATCCATGGTAGAATTAAATAAAAAAGGTCTAACTGTTGTATTGAATGTGCATGATGAAATTGGATTCTATGTACCGGAAGATCAACTTGAGTTTCAAGTTGATCAGATCATTAGGGAAATGACCAGGCCAAAATTATCTTGGCTCAATATCCCCATTTCAGTAGAAGTTAAAATTGGATATGACTGGTTTAACATGGAAGAAAGTTTAACAGTTGATTCTACTGAATACTACAATGTGCCAAAAGCATTGTTTGATTTTCGTGATATTTATCGAAAATAAGATGCGTCTGGAAACGCCCCAAAACTTCGATTTGGGGCGTTTACATTGATACCCACTACCCAACTACCAAAAATATTCAATACGCGCTAAAATCGCCGATTTGACGGCTTTAATCGCATGTTATTCCGTCAACTTCAGGTACAACCCAACCGTAACCCCAAACCGAGCAAATATCATGAGTAATTACCATAATCAATACCGTCCAACCGAATTAGACATGGTATTGGGTCAAGAGCATGTTATATCGGCATTACAAGAATACAAACGGAAAAATAACTGGCCTCATGCCTTTTTATTTACCGGGTCGGCTGGGACGGGTAAAACAACACTGAGCCGAATCATTGGAAAAGAGTTAGGTGCAGATAAAACTGGGATCATTGAAGTGGATGCTGCGGTATTTAATGGAGTAGATACTATGCGGTCGCTGATTGGTGATCTTCAATACACTAATTTGGGTGAATCCGATATTAAATTCATCATTCTTGATGAATGTTTTGCAAAAGACACATTAGTCAATACCCCAAACGGGGAAATTCCCATTCAGTTGATAAAACCAGGAGATACGGTTTATAACATGATGGGAAGTGCCAAAGTAAAGCACACATTTGCCAATAAGATCCCTTTGGACAGAGTTGTTAAAGTGCATTTAGATTCTGGTAAAGCAATGATTTGTTCTTGTGATCATTTGTTTTTTACTGATCAAGGTTGGATAAAGGCCAAAAATCTAAACAAACAAATGGTTATGTTTAATTTTGATTTTTGGTTGCCCAACAGCCAAAATTTTAGTAGAAGTGGATGGAATTGGACATCAATTGAAAATGAATATCAACAAAGATATAAAGAAAGAGCAAAAACTGTTGGAATTGGGGTGGACTACGTTGAGGTTTACCAACGAGGAAATAATGACGAATCTTTCAAAAGTGTTATTGGAGATTCAGAACGTAATCAAGGGTTTGTGACATTGTATGATCTTGAAATTGATGGACATCCCTCGTACTACGCAGAATCATGCTTAGTGCATAATTGTCACATGCTATCAAAAGCTTCATGGAACTCTTTATTAAAAGTAGTTGAAGAACCACCCGCTCATGTCTATTTTGCATTTTGTACGACAGAATCAGATAAAGTACCTAACACGATTCAAAGTCGTTGTACCCAGTTTAATCTTAAACCCGTTAATCACAGTGATTTATGCAGTTTGTTAGAAGCCATTGTATCACTGGAAAATTTACCCATACCACCACAAGGTATTGATTTAATTGCACGAAATGCATTTGGTTCACCACGAAATGCATTAACAGCTCTTAATTTATGTGGGCACTGTACCAATTTGGATGAGGTACGAACCGCATTGGAAGAAGCGGAAGGCGATGCTGACAGCATTGAACTATGTCGGCTACTAACGGGTAATGTAGCGCCTACTTGGAAAAAAGCAGTGGCATTACTCAAAAGGATGGACAACAAAGCGCCTGAAAGCATCCGACTGTTAGTAGTGAATTATGTAGCAAAAGCTCTTATAAGCACTACATCAGAAGCAACTGCCATCAAATATTTGGCAATATTGGATGCATTCAGTAAGCCTTGTAACCCATCCGAAAAGATGGCACCAATTTTATTGGCGATTGGAACTTTATTACTGAGTAACCCTGAATGAACAATACGACCTTTTCAGAAATCATTACTGATCTTGTTAATCATTTAAAAATTGATAAGCATGATTTAGATAATGAAGTAACTAGACATTCAGATTTTTTGCATACGACTTCAGAGGCCCATGCCCATGCAGTCAATTTACGAGATGCGGCAAAAAATAAACTGGAGGAGCTTTACGCTGAATTATCTTTAAAGTATCGTCGGGATGCTGATAACTCTGGAACTAAAATGACAGAAGATCGTATCAAACAATCGGTACTGATAGATCAGCAATATAAAAACCTTCAAAATGATTTGCTTCTTTTGAAGCTAGATTGTGACAAACTGGCGGCACTAAAAGATGCATATACATCCCGTGGTTATATGCTTCGAGAACTTGTCGGTTTGTGGATAGGAGGTTATTTTTCCAATCGTTCCATTGAGGGAGCTGAACACTTGGCCGAAACAGCCAGGTATAATCATGCACGACATGCAATAACAGATGCACGAGTGCGTGGTGGTAAGCAGTAAATACTCGTTAGCTTTTGCTCTTGGCTGATATAGTAACTGTTGTGTTAAATCACACAACAGTTGATTTTAAGAGCAATTACTTAGGCGAACAGCACGTAAATCTGGGCAAAAATGCCATCGTAATCATGCTAAATGCCTATAACTTTAAGGTGAAATCATGAGTAAGTTTCAATACAAACCGCGTGAAGGCTCTTCAACACGTAAACGGGCAGAACAATGGGGTAATGATCGTGAATCTATTTTTAAAGATCATGTACCCATTTGGCGCCCCAAAGATGGAGCTAATACTATTCGTATTTTACCGCCCACTTGGGTAGATGCGGAACATTATGGATATGACATTTATGTTCATTATGGTATTGGACCCGATAATTCTCAGTTCCTCGATTTGGTCAAAATGAAGCAAGGTGCTGATCCAATCACGGAAGAAGTGCAACGAGCAAGAGCTGAAGGTGATGAAGAATATGCAAAAAAATTAGACTCCAAAAAACGGGTATTGGTCTACTTGATAGATCGTGATCGTCCCCGTGATGGTGTTATGATGTGGGCAATGCCTTGGACTGTAGATAAGGAAATCGCTAATCAAGCGTATGATACACGGACTAATGAAGCTCTCCCAATCGACTCACCTGATGACGGTTATGATGTTATTATTACTAAATCGGGTGTGAAAGATCGAACTGAATA